GGCGCGGCAGCAACGCCCATCATTCCGGCAACAACGGCAGCCAGTGCAGCTGTATTTCTCCGGCTGGTCACATTTGCCGGGCCGTTAACAATTTCCGGCCCGTTTTCACCGACGATGCCAAACTGCCCGCGCGGGATATAGCCGCCGCTGTCATACATCCCCGCAAAGCCATATCCCCATGATGGAAAACCACCCGATGGCATCATCACTTTACCGTCTGCATTCACCGTCGCAGGTTGCTGACGCGTCACGCTTTCCGGCAGTTTTGCCTTTGCGGCCTCTTTACTGACAATGCCGAGCTTCTCCAGCAACCAGGAAACGCCGGATTTCAGGGAGTCCAGCGGATGCATGACCATATTCAGCCCTTCCGCCAGTGCCTCCCCGAATCGCCGCCCCATTGCCGCTGCGCTCTGCAGTTCGGCAGAGGTCGACTTAACGGGCGTCAGCAGATCAGTAAACCAGCCCCACAGCGCCTGCACTTTGTCGCCAATCCACTGGAACACGGGCTTAAGCGGTTCGAACGCTGCACTGATGGGACCTGCCGCCGCTTTGAATCCTTCCACCACGCCACCGAGAAATGCGGTGATGGGTTGCCAGTATTTCCAGACAACCAGCGCCACGCCCGCCAGTGCAGTAACCACAAGACCTATCGGACTGAGCAGAGCACCTAACAGACCAGATATGGCATACAGGGCAACGCGCAGCATCGCCAGTGGACCAGATGCCAGTACTCGCAGCACCGTGCCTGCGGCGGCCAGTCCACCGCGCAGTACCGCCAGAGGATTCATAAACATCACAGCAACAGCACGTAAACCGGATAATCCAGACCGCAAAAGTGCAACCGGCGCACCTGCTACAGTTTTCAGGACATTTCCCGTCAGTGATGCCGTGCGGCGCAAAGACGACAACGGCGCAGTAAGTAAACCTGCGGCGTTGCCCGATGAAGCAAGCCCGCGTCGCAGCAGTGCCAGTGGTGCGCCAGCCAGCCAGGACAACGCGCTGCTGGTTCGAGTTACTGCTGCCGTAACGGAAGATAACGTTTTGATACCCAACACAGAGAATCCCAGACGGATCACTGCCAGCGGCCCCAGCACTGCAGCCAGCGCCACCGCTAAGGTGCCGAGGCCGACGGTAACCGCAGCCACAACAGCCGATGCTTTCATCAGTGTGCCTGTCAGTTCCGGGTTAGCTTCCACCCAGCGGCGCAACGCTCCCGTGATGCTTTTCACCGTGTACAGAATATCCATCAGCGGCTGGCGCAGCGTTTCGCCCAGGCTGCTGAAGGTGTTCTGCGCTCCGGTTTTGACCAGCAACCACTGCGCAGAAAGTGAATCCTTGTTAATGTCGGATTCTTTCTGCATGGAGCCAAGCGCATCATTGCCCGCTGTCAGTTTTAACTGACGCTGCAGTTCCGGCAGGTTGTTTGCCAGTTTCGCCGCGTCATCGCCAAACTCTTTACCAAACAACATAGTCATGGCAGACAGGCGCTTGTCCTGCGGCAGCGCGTTTACCTTCTCCAGCACGCGCTGGATGGTTCCCATCGCATCCTTCGTCATCTGCTTTTCAATCACTTCAGGATTGAGTTTCAGCAGATTCATCCCTTCAAAGAAACTCTTGCTTTGCATGGTGGCAATGGACAATTCACGCACCATCGCGTTTGCTGCACTGGCTGCAACCTCTGGCGCAGCGCCCAGTGTCAGGAAGGTGGAACCCAGCGCCGCCGCTTTACGATAATCCAGACGGTCAGCCACACCGCCCAGACGTTGCATCACATCAATGATGTCTGCCCCTTTCGACATGGCGTTATCATCCAGATAGTTCAGCGCATCACCGAGCTGTTCAATATTGCGGGTGGGGATTTTGTAGAGCTGGGCGATTTTCCCCAGACTTTCTGACAGTTCATCCGCTGGCAGCTCAAAGGCTGTTGCCGCCTTTGCTGCCGTACTGGCGAAGGCCAGCAGGTCACGTTTCTGATCTTCCCAGCTGTCGTCAGGGTTTGCGACGTTCATGCGCGCACCACCTTCAACCAGTGCAGCGAAGTCCACCGCACCGTTTTCCATCGGCAACTGTTCGCTGGCAGCCTTGATGGCATCCTGCATTTCATAAAAACGTGCAGTGCGGTTGCCATTATCGTCACGCAGACCATTGACCTGCTTTGCCACACCTTTCATGGCATCTTCCATGCTGGTATAGCTTTTTACTGCCGCCATCACTGGCGCACCCATTGCCAGCCCTGCAGCCGTGGTGGTGGCTCCGGCACCTGCAATACGATCACGCACCTCCAGCGAACGGGCATAACTGGCACGCGCTGCATTCATCCTGCGCTGAGCTTCCCCCAGTCGCTTCAGCCGCGCCTCCTGTTTCGAAAGTTCCTGGTTATAACGTGATGTTTCACGGGCTAAACGGGCAGTTGCTCCCGCATCGTCTTTCGCAGAAATTCCCGCCCGGTACAGTTCAGCACGCACAAGCGCCGTCTGCTGCTGCAGCTTTTTCTGGCGTTCTTCCAGGCGCTGAACAGCCAGCCGTTGACGGCCCAGAGCAACAACCTGACGTTGCGAAGGCGGCCCCATCGCTCCCAGTTCCTGACTGAGCAAATTTGCACGCTGGCGGGCATAGTTCAGCCTGTCGCCTAATTTCTGATTTTCTGCCTGCAGCTTTCGGAAGCTGTCCAGACTGCTCCCGGCCTGATCAAGCTGCTTTATTGCATCGCGGGATTTTTTGACAGCAGCAGCCAGTTCTCTTGAACTGGCCTGCGCAGATCGAAATGGGCGGGTGAGCTTGTCAACCGCATTAAGAATGACCTGCAGACGCAGGTTGTTATCACTCATCGTTGGCCCCGCTTCTCTGAATCGCTTTATACCGCCATTCCAGCACTTCGGTCAGCGGCATAACGTCAGTAACGGATGGCGGCCAGTGAAAAATGGTGGCGATATCTGCCACCAGATCGTCAACCGTCAGGCTGTCGGTAAACCGGCAAGCACCGACTTCTTCAACAAAAAAGTGACAACCTCAACCGACATGGCAGTGAGATCTGCCGGGTCCATCTCTGCAATTTCCTGTGCAGTCAGTGCCGGACTGGAGATGCGGGGGATCACGGTCATCATCGCGTTTACATCCATATCCATAATGGCCTGCAGGCGTGTACCGCGCAGCGCACCGGACTGCGGTTTACGCAGCACAATTTCGGTGATTTCTGTTTTACCGCGCTTGATGGGGGTATCCAGTTGAATGGTCTTTTCAGTCTGCTTATCGCTCATTTTGCTGTCCTGTCAATTGGGTTCTGGCGCGGTATCCCGCGCCGTTCAGATATATCAGAGGCCGAGGGCGTTGCGGTGCACTTCCATCAGGTCCACACCGTCCACAATTTCCACCATGTTGATAAGGTCCACTTCATAGAGCACCTCACCATTGATGGTCAGCTTCGCGTAGCTGTTGGTACTGGTCACTTTGGTGGTGTTGCTTTCGCCCGTCTTCCACTCGCCGGAATCCACTTCTTTGTGACGTCCACGCACGACAAGCTCCACGGCCTGCACTTCCCCGGTATCGTCACGCTGAATAGAGCCGGTAAAGCGCAGCTGGATGCCATCCACCGTGGCTTTACCCATCTGTTTAAACAGCAGCAATTCAGTACCACCAATGGAAAATTCTGTGTCCAGCGCACTGTCATCAAGCCCCAGATCCACATCCACCGCACCCGGCATTCCGCCGCCGCGATACTTCTCATATTTGCGGGTAAATTTCGGCAGCGTCAGCGACTCAACGATCCCCTGCCAGTTGTTCCCGTCGTTAAACAGGTTCAGGTGTTTTAATTTGCGTGGTAAAGCCATGTTGTCCCCTTACGCGCTGACCTGGCTGGCGAAATTCACCAGGTACTGATCGGTGATGCGCTGACGCAGCATCAGGTTTTCAAGTGGCGGCACTGGCGTGTAGTCGTAGTCGATGGTGAGTTTTCCGGCTTTCAGCGTGTCTTTGTCGTTCACCGACTCATCCAGCCAGCAATCACCACCAATGAGATAGCCCTGACTGACCAGGCTGCGCATTTTGGCACGGATACCTTCGATAATGTCGCGGGCCAGCGACGGGTTAAGCGGTTTATCCACCGCCCACATGTGTGCTTCTGCCATCGTGTCCATCAGCACCTGCGCCGTGCGGGTGTAGTTTTCGAAGGCAAAGAGCGGGTCATCACTCAGGCAGCGGGAACCCCAGAAGCGGAAACCGTCTTTACGCACAAGCGTGGTGACGTCGTTCTGGTTCAGCAGACCTGCATCGGTTGCCGGGTCCTGCAGATCCCAGAACACATCTGCAGAAATTCCGGTGACACCGTTCACGCCCACGTTGGACAGGCTTTTATGCCATCCGGTCTGCTCGTCAATTTTGGCGCGTAGACCAAGCGCACGGGCGGTGGCATATGCCGTTGCTTCGGCATTCAGCACCGTGTCCCAGCCAGTAAAGTCAGGCCAGATCAGCATCCCTTCGCGCTGGCTGAAGTTTTCGCGGTAAGTGATCGCCTCCTGCACTGTCTTGCAGCCATACGCTGACAGGTAAGCAAATCCACGCAGGCTTTGCGCCACGCTCAGCAACTCAGTAGCTACCGCCTTGGTGTCGTGGCCTGGCACGCCGAGAATGCGCGGTTTAACGCCGAGCTGTGACTGGGCAGATAACAGGGCTTTCATACCTGTTTTTTTACCTTCAGCAGTCACTGCGCCGATGATATTGGTCGTGGTTTCGTCTTCCGTTTCACCCTGCGGCACACGCACAACAATGGTCACGGGTTTTGCCTGGTCAGCGATGGCATCCAGCGAACGGGCCAGAGTACCGGACTCACCCGCTTTACCGCTGGCAGTCAGCACATCAGTGATCAGCACGGGTTTATTAAGAGGAAACATTTTTGCATCGGCATCATCGCCCGTGCAGACCATACCCACGATGGCGGTGCTCACCGTGGTAATAGATCGGGTGCCTTCGTTGACTTCAACAACGCGCACCCCGTGGTGGTAATCCTGAGCCATAGTGGCGAACCTCCTGATTGGATTAGGCTTCGCCCTATGTTGAAGTGATTGTGCCTGACAAACAGCTAAGCGCAGTTGTGTCGTTATTCACACAAAATAACGGTATTTGTCTGCTTGCAGGGATAATCAACATAATGCTGATTCAGGGGGATTCATTGATCTTATTTGCCGGAAATTTTCTATAAATGGTAGAAACGCCTACATCAAAAATCAGTGCAATACGCTGTCTTGATTCTCCGGCCTCGAGTAAACGCCCAATCTGTGCCCACTGTTCGGTGGTCAACTTAGGACGGCGTCCACCTACTCTGCCTTTGGCACGAGCTGCAGCCAGCCCTGCCCTGGTACGTTCAACTATCAGTTCGCGTTCCATTTCAGCCAGGGCACCCATGACATGAAAAAAGAAACGGCCCATTGGGGTACTGGTATCAATACTGTCAGTCAGGCTTCTGAAATTCACACCACGCTGGCGCAACTCTTCTATCAGCGTAACAAGATGCCGCATACTGCGCCCCAACCTGTCCAGCTTCCAGACAACCAGCGTGTCTCCTGCCGATAGTGTCCTGAGTAGTTTTTTCAGCCCCGGTCTGTCGGACTTAGTGCCACTGATTTTGTCCTCAAAAATCTGCTCACATCCCGCGCAGTTCAGCGCACTACGTTGCAAATCGGTGTTCTGGTCATTTGTTGACACGCGTACATAGCCAATAAGCATGATCATCTCCCTGAATAAAAACCGGGGATGATGCCAGTTAGTCGTAATCGCTGCATTTTCTTAAACGTTGGTTTGGGAGAAGGCTCTGCATTACCTGTTGGTGTGCCTGTTCCATGGCCTTCAGCCACACCGCCAACAGGCTGGCTGAAATGCAACGGTGCAGCTTTTTCTGCTGAAGAATACCCGGAACTGGCAAAGGCTTACCCGACAAATAAATTGCCTGATTTACGCGGTGAATTTATTCGTGGCTGGGATGACGGGCGTGGTATTGATGCTGTACGTGCCTTGCTAAGTCTTCAGAATGGAGGAGTGGAATCACACACCCACCAAGGGCAGCTCTTCAGAGTTAGTGATTATCGTACAAAAGAAATACCAGCATCAGAAGTTATGGGAAGAGGATATATTGCAAGCCTGACGCCGGGTGCTGATAGCCCACTTGATTTTGATGATTATTCTGTATCTTCTAATCCAAATGGATATTTTGTCGGGAATCAGAGAACAACAGCATATGGGATAAATGAAACCCGTCCACGGAATATTGCATTTAACTATATCGTGAGGGCTGCATAATGGATAACGCTGTATTAAATAGCGAGTTTATTGCTACAAAGGCGGGGAATATTACCGTCTATAACTATGATGGCGAAACACGGGAATATATTTCCACATCAACTGAATATCTTGCTGTGGGTGTCGGTATTCCGGCATTTTCCTGTCTGGAGGCACCTGGCATATACAAGGCTGGTTATGCAATTTGTCGCTCTGTGGATTTAAATTCATGGGAATATGTGCCAGACCATCGCGGTGAAATCGTCTATAACACCGAAACGGGAGACGCCAAAGAAATCACAGCTCCGGGTGATTACCCCGAAAATACAACCACTATCGCCCCGTTAACGCCATACGATAAATGGGATGGTGAGAAATGGGTGACCGATACTGAGGCACAACACAGTGCCGCAGTAGACGCGGCAGAAGCACAGCGCCAGTCACTGATTGATGCTGCAATGGCTTCCATCAGTCTGATTCAGCTGAAATTACAGGCCGGGCGGAGGCTGACGCAGGCAGAAACCACCCGCCTTAACGCCGTGCTGGATTACATTGACGCGGTGACGGCAACAGATACCAGCACCGCGCCGGATGTCATCTGGCCTGAACTGCCGGAGGTGTAGGCCATTCAATATCGGGGGCTGTTGATGTATCAACACGCATCAGCAGCACACGGTATTTCTTCCATTGGGTGAGAGTTGAAGTTTCTTCATCAGTTGCGATACCAGCATCAACAGCATCCTGACGCCAGGATATTTCACTGTCAGCTTTTGCACGAAATGTGGCTTTCATGTTTTCTGCATCTGATATTTTCTGTTCTGGTGAAAGCGGCGGCTCATCAACCCATGCAAGGGTCCCTGAAACCATTCCCAGCATTTTTCCTGTTGGCTTATTTCCCCCATTAAATCTGACAGCATCCTCATCGCTGATTTCAATACCATCCTGCGGCCATGTCCCCTCCTTGATATAACTTTCATATAGCGCTGCGTTGTAGATTGCATTTTCGGACGAGCTGTAAACACTTTTAACTTTATTCATTCTGTTATCTCCCTTTCGCTATATAGCAAAGATTAAACCCACCGGCGCCTGACATACGGGCTG